TCAGTGTGATTGTCTTCTCCATCTCCCTGTCCCTCCACTTACGTCATGGTCGAGTGTGCGGACACCCCGTTGTGCGTGGTGATCTTCAGCCAGTTGGACATCGAGGCGTCGGCGTTGTACCAGCCCTGGAAGGCCAGCTCCGCCGTGGTCACGCCATCCTCGTCCGTCCAAAGCGTCGGGGCCTCAAGCAGCGCGCCGCAGAAGTCGATCTGGAACGAGTTGCTGGACGAGGTTGCTTTGAGCCGGATGTTGCGCTTGACCGGGCTGGATGTGAGCAGGCCGGTAAGCAGCGTCGTCACCTGCGGCCCGGCCTGGATGGTCAGGTTCAGCAGGCCGTCCCACTCGGCGTCGCGGTAACTGTCCGGGGCCAGATCCCCAAGGTGCCACAGCAGCTCCCGGTTCGTGTTGATCTCCAGCGAGAACTTGAACGCCACGTCCGAGGCGATGGTTGTCCCCAGGGCGTCAGTGGTCTGGTCGATGGACAGCACCCAATGGTCGCCCATCACATAGGATACGGTGCGGTCAACCTTGGACGTATCCAGGGCGTCAGCCTCTACATCGTGCCCGATAAACGAGACCTCCACCCGTGCGGCCGCCCCGCTCTCGCCCGATATGGTTGCGCTTTGTGCAACCGCCGAGATGAGGCTGTGAACCTGCGCATCCGTGGCCGTTGCCTGCGTGTCGCCATAGATGAGCGTGTATGTCGGCACGGCGGCGGCGTCGGTGTTGTAGGTCGCCAGCGGGGCCTTGTAGATACGCTGGACCCCCGTGGCGTCCGTGGTGCAGGCGGCGGCGTTCGTATCGGCAGCCGCCCCGAACAGGCTGTCCAGCCACAGGCCGCAGTCTTCATAGGCCAGCAGGCCGGACAGCGTGGCCTCGCCCCAGTGCTTTGTGCGCACCAGGACCTGCGACGGCGCAAAGCGGCCGTCCAGCACCTTCACCTGTTCGGTTTCCCGCTTGGGCATCAACTCCAGCGACTCCACGCCCATCAGCTTCAGCGTCGGCGCGGCGTCACACCCGTAGGCGGCCTCGATGCCCAGTTGCGGGTAGAACAGGTCCTTGTAATTGGGCATGTTCCCTCCTAGCTAATGACCTCTTGCACGGTCAGGATCACGTCCACGCCGGCGACTCGCTTATCGTTCAGCGTGAAGACACTCGGCACGAACCGCGCCCCGGTGATATGAGATTGGGTTGTAGGCGCACGGTTCGTCCGCAGGATGTTGATGTACGACGCGCTGTATGTGGTCAGCTCGTCGGCAAAGTCTTGCCACCCCGCCCCCTGGTTGGCGAAACGGAAGTAGAAGCGGTCCTGGATGGTCCACGTCACCTGGATGGTATGCCCCAGGGCGACAAAGGCCATCTCGCCCTCGCTCTCGTTGGCGAAGGCTTGCAGCTTGCGGACGGGCAGCATGTCCGAGTACAGCGGGCTGTCCACGCTGCCATAGCCCTGCACGCTGGGCATCTGGTCGGTCGATACCGTCGGCTCGTAGGCCGCGATGGCCGCGTAGATGCTGGCGATAGCCGAGTTGCCCATCAGGCCACCTTCGCCCGGCGGTAGCGGTTCAGTATCTCCACCACGTCAGCCGGCAGCCTGGATGGCAGGATCGTGATGCCGTCGCCCGTCAGCAGCGGGCGGTCCAGGTCCGCCTCGGTCTCGCGCTGCTTGTACATCCAGGCCACCAGCCGGATGCAGGCATGCTGGATGTCTGCCGGGGCAGAGGACGAGTAGGCCCACTTGCCCGTGACGACGATGGCATTCTCCCAATCCCCGTCTGACGTTTCGAGGTCCCACGAGTTGGTGCTGTTGTCCTTCAGCCGGATGGCCCAGTAGGGCGTCTCGTTCCGCGGCTGGGTGGTGTAGTTCGTCGAGGCAACCGTGTCCGAACCCGCCGTGACGCTGGTGATGGAGCAGAGGTCCTTGTCCAGCAGCAGGGTCACGCCATCGGCCAGGACATCGCTGATGTCGAACTTGCGGGCCGTCCCGTCGCTGGATGTTTCCTCGAACGTCCGCCCGGTATAGGCGTCGATGACCGCCTGCGCCCGCGGGATGATGGCGGCAACGGCAACGATGTCCGTGGCCACCGTAGTGGACGGGAAGCCCTGATACCCCAGGATGTCAGACGTGGCACAGTAGGCCATGACATGCTCCTGGGAGGGGGCTTGCGGTTAACCGCAAACCCCCTCCCGGCTATTCGGTTAGTCGTCTGCGACCACCGTGGCGATGGTCTGGGCGATTGGCACCCGATTATTTCCGGGCACCGGGATGGCGCAGACGTGCATGATGCTCACGCTGTCCCCGTTGAGGGCGGGGAACAGGTAGCCGGTCGGGCTGTCGAACCCCTTGGCCGAGCAGTCCACCTCGATGGTGATGATCGCCTTGGCGGCGATGGCCGAGGAGAAGACGTATACGGCGTCGGTACACGTCCAGCCCGCGGCCGAGGAGGCCGCGTCCGACCCGCCCGCCGAGGTGGTGTTCGACGCGTACTGGATTTGCAGCGCAATGCTGCCGTCGGACACCGGGCCGTCCGTCGTGGGCGCCACCAGGACTTCGCAAAGGAACAGGATGCTATCCATGCCCTGCACGCAGACGCCCGTGGTGTTGGACGTTACCGCAGCCGCCGAGGAGGCGGTGCGGTACCACCCTTCCGTGATCGTGCCGATGTAGTCGCTCAGGAGGCTCATGTCACTCCTCCTTACGCGCCCACGCCGATGTTCCACGCCTCTTCCACCGTCACCTTGCCGGACTGGCGGAAGCTCGTGAAGATGCCGATCTGCCCGTTGGCCTGGTACAGATACGGGTTCCGGCTGACCGTCAGGCCAGCCCGCTCCACGAGGACATAGAACGCCGGCGACCCGAAGGCGATGAAGCCCACGCTGGCGGCCTTCGACGGGATGTCTTCCTGGATGTACATCGGGCGACCGAGCAGCCGCCAGATGCCATCCCCGCCCATCTCAAGCATGGACGCCCCGCCGAAGGTGGCGATCTTCGTGGTGGCCGAGCCGACGATGGCCGCCATCGTGGCGCTCTTCGTCAGCCAGGCCGCGTCGTCGCGGTAGCCGGCGCCCAGGTCGGCGTAGTGGTTCCACAGCACGCCCAGGTTGATGACCGTCGGGTTGTCGCTGTCCAGCCCGTTGTCGGTGTTGTACGTGAACGCGTCGGTGTCGCCGCCCTCAAAGATGCCCTCGTGCTGGTTCGTGCCGTTGCCGATGGCGACGTAGTACGCCTCGGTCGTCGCCATAGCACGGGCGACGGCGCTGGTGTACCACGCATCCAGGCCGGCGGCATTGTCAGCCAGGAGTTCATCCGAGAACTTCGTTACCTTGGTCCACTTCTCGACCGTCACCTGGTTCTGGGCGAACGCGGGATCGTTGGTCGAGTAGGCGCCCGACTCGGCCGTGCGGGCGAACTTGGTCAGCGACGTGCTCTCGGCCGGGATGTCCACGACCTTGAGGTTCGTCTGGAGGACCTGCACGCCCATCTTGCGCACGAAGGACTGCGGATCGCGCTTGGCGACGATGCTGGCAACGAAGTCGTCAGGCACCAGGTACTCGCCTGCCGCGCCCGAGGCGCTGGATAGCACCTTGCGGGATTCGGCGTCCGTGCCGCGCCCCTTCTCGCCCGCGTCATCCGATTCGGTCAGCTCGCGGCTGGCGGCGATGACATCGCCCGTCTTCAGGAAGTGCATGAACGCCTCGTTGGGTCCAGTCTTCCCGCCCGAGCCGGGCTTGGCGACCTTCATCAGCGCGGGGGCCGCCTTCTCCTCGTACCACGCCTTTGCCTTGGCCTCGGCCTCGGCCTTCAGCTCGGCCTTGACCTTATCGACGGCCTCCTTGCGGGCGGCCTCAAGCTCGGCCTCCCGCGCGGCCTTGGCGGCCTGCCGCGCCTCGAAAGCCTCCAGGGCCTTGGCAACGGCAAGGTCGATCTCATTGGGTTCCATTGTTACCTCCGGCGCGTGATCCTGCGCGCCTCTGCTAGAAGTTCGGGGTTGATCGACATCCGTTCTTTGCAGCCGCACTCGTCCTTCGCCGCGGTCGCCCCTGCCTCACCGGCCTCTGCGAACGCCTCTGGAAGTTCAAGCCCGGACTGCTCGAACGCTGTCTTCAGGTATGCCACCGCGTAGTCGTTAGCCGGCTCGCGGAAGCCAGGCTGCTTGTCGATCAGGGTCAGCTCGCCCAGCGGCCAGGTCGTGATCTCGCCGTCCGCAGACCTGCGGACGAGATAGTTGATCGCTCCGCTGGAGGCCCTGGCGAGCCCGTTGCGGGCCGCCTCCACGATGCGCTTGGCGTAGTCCTTCACGTCATCCACCACCACATCGAACCAGTGCCCCTTGTCGTCCTGGTGAGTGTAGGTGGCCTCTCCGATAACCTCGGGCCGCTTCTCCCGGTCGTTGTCGGGATCCGCCCCGTGATTGTAGAGAACGGGCCGCTTGTCGCCCGGCTTGAGCATCAGGTTCGTTCTCGGGCTGAAGTACTCCCCGTCCGAGTCCTTGCCGGCAATCGGCCCGCCGAACGGCACGCCCAGCACCTGCAAGGCGCGGGGCGCCTTGCCCGTCTTGACCTCCGACCAGGCGGCATGGACTACCGCCTTCTCCTCGTTGGCGTACAGCGCGGCCAACTGCTTCTCGGCCTCCGCCTTGCTGCCGTGGCAGCCCAGCGGCTTGCCGATAGGCTCGCCGTCCTCGTCCTTCTTGTGGACGCAGTACGGCTTGCTATCGGGCCCGGTGTGGAAGATGCCATACGGCATTAGTGCCACTCCCTCTTGAACAATGTGTTGAAGATGCCCTGCACCCTGTCCAGCATCTCCTCGGCCCGCTTCTGCGCCGACTTCCAGCCGCGCTGGCGGTGGTAGCCAACCTGCTGGTCTTCCTCCCGGCCCTGCACCCACGCCGAGTACGAGGCTCGGTTCTCCAGGGACACCTTGCTGGACGATGCGTTCACCGACCACTTGCGCATCATGTCCTCGGATGTCTTGCGCACGCCCTTGGCCGTGATGGTGCCCGTGCCCCGCTTGTAGTACGGCGTCGGCGGCTGGTTGGCCTCGCTCTCGGGCGGGTAGGGCTTGACATCCTCCTCGACCGCCTTGGCGTACACTTTCAGCGTCTCGTCGGCTATCTTGCTGCCGGCCAGCCGCCGCATCTTGCGGTCGAGTTCGTCAAGGCCCTTGATCTGGACGGTCATACTCCGGTCGTATCGACCTGCACCCAGGCCGCCCCGTTGTACCGCTTCAGCGTGGCCGTAACCCACGAGCCGTTGTACCGCTTCAGCGGTTCCTTCACCCACGTCGCCCCGTTGTACCGCTTGAGCGTGCCGTAATAGGTCGTTCCGGCGGGCGCCTCCCAGAAGTCGTCCATGACGAGCGCCTTGTTCTCGTAGGTGCTCTGGTTGACGAGCGACTGACCAATGTCATCTTCGCCGGCAGACGGCTCCAGGTCGATGTCGTCCGACGGAAACCGCCGGAAGACACTAGCCATCGGCAAGCTCCAGCCTCACCGACGGCAGGCCGGATGCCGTGCTGTCCGCCGTCACGATGTATCGCAAGGCGGACGAACCGAATATCCTTGCAAGCCCTGTCCTGAGCAGGCTGTCCGCCGCCCCCTGATTGGCCGCATTGATCCTCGTACTCCACAACCAGCGCATGACATGGACGTTGAATTGCCCGGCCGTTGACACGCTGGACCTGATTCGTGTGATGCTGCGCACCCCGCTATCCCCCGCCGCAAGCGGGACCATGTACATCCGGCGCAGGATGGGCGCAACGCCCGTGGCAATCGCGCCGGTATCCCCGGCGTTCCCATCCTGGTCTACATAGTTAATTTGAATGGTCTGGTTGCCGGTGAAGGCGCTTGACGATTCCAGCCATATCTCCGTGCCGCCGTAATCGCTTGACACGATGCGCCCGGCATAGCTCGGGAAGTCCGACGACGCAATGGTTACGTCCGTGGCGAAGCCGTACTGCCCGCCCGTCCACAGGCAGTCGTACAGGTCGAGCCAGCAGGCCACGCTTGAGCGCGCGTGTATGCGGGACACATACAGGTAGTTCGACGGGTCGACGATGGCGGGATAGCCCGCGGTCGCGTCGGTGGGAACGTAGCCGACGGTCGGGCTGGCCGGATCGAGCGTCCCGGCGCCCGGATGTCCGGCGAGGTCGAAGACGCTGAACGGGATGTTGGCGACCGTGGTTCCCGATGCTGTCTTCTGCATCGTCGCCCGCTGCTTCGGGGCCGCAATCAGTCCGTCAAGGGTAGTGATAGCCACGCGTCACCTCAGTTGGTATCAATCCACAGGTCGCCGGTCGCCGGGCCGGCCGGGGTGTCCGAGCCAACCGTGATCTTGACCAGCCCGCTGAACGCCAGCATGTCGGTCGCGGCGACGTGAATGTTCGTCGTTCCGGCGTGCCCCGTCAGGTCGGTGTTGACGGCATAAGGCACGTCAGACATGAGATAGTGAATGTTCGTCGTCGCGGCGTGGACATCGTAGCCAGCGGTGATGTCGGACGCCAGCATGTGGATGTTCGTTGCCGCGGCGTGGGCGTCGTAGCCGGCCGTGATGTCCGATGCCAGCATGTGAATGTTCGTCGTGCCGGTGTGCGTCGTCAGGTCGCTGGCATACCCGAAGTCGGTTGTGACGGGAATGTCGGTGGTGTGGGCGTACCCGTCCAGATCCGACGACTGCAACCCGCCGCCGGTTCCGCCGCTCGCAGCAGCCCCGCCGCCGCCGCTGACGTACTGCCGGATCGTTCGCGAGGGAAGGTCGGGCAAGTCGTCCAGCGTCAGCGGGCGTATCTCCCCGCCGATCAGGACTTCATGCTCGCCCATCTCCCCGGCGTGTTCCAAGAGCCCATGCCGCGGAACAGGATGGTCATGCTCCGGCAGCGGGTGGCCATGGTCGGCCGCCTTCTTGGCCTGCCGCTCCAGCCCCTCGTCGGCCAGCCTGCGGGCCTCGGCTATGGCCTGCCGCAGCTCGGCATCGGCCTTGCGCAATTCGGCAGCCGACGCCTTGGCGGCAGTCTCGGTCTTCAGCGCCTCCAGCCTGCCAAGCAGGTCTTCGTCGGCGCCGCTGGTCTTCTGCGCCAGCTCGGCAGCGGCGTCCTCCAGGCGGGCGAGTATGTCAGCCTTGACATTCGCCAGTTCCTGCGGCGTGACGGCATCGAGGTGCGTGGTGTCAATGCGCAGGTCAAGATAGCTCGGCACGCCTCGGCTCCTTGTGCATCAGCTCCGCCCGGAATACCTTGACCTGCTCGTTGATGACCAGCTCCAGCTCGCAGTTGCAGTTGACGTGGATAGGCGGATGCTTGTCGTACTCGTCCAGACCAACCTCGTGCCCGTCCAGGTCGTCACACCCGCAGCCCTCGTAGTCGCTGCGCTGGTGGAAGATGTAGTGAACGTCGAAGCCTCTCTCTTGCAGGTCGTGGGCCGCCTCCATCTGGCCCGCCGTGGAGATGCGGGTCGCCTCCGTGACCCCGATCCTGACCGCCCGCTCGGGCGAGAACTCGGAGGCAATCAGCGCCTCGAAGCCAGCCCGGTCAACCTCGCCCGCGAACCACTTGTCCAGCGCCTCGCTGATGGCGGCGCTCTGGCTGTCAGTGATGTCCTTGATAAGCCCTTGCGCCGCCTCCCGCGCCATCTGCTGCGTGGCCGTCAGGACGCTCTCCCGCAGGATGTCGTCTGCCGAAGCGGGCAGTACGGCCAGCGCCGACTCTGCCGCAGCCGCCGCCAGAATGGTGCGCATCCACGGAAACGATTGCCGCTGCTCTACCCAGAACCCCTGCGATTGCAGGGCGGCAAAGGCTTCCTCGTCGCCCTCGTCCAGCAGCGCCAGTATCCGCTTCTCCTGGTCGGTGAACGTGCGGCCCAGTCGACGGATGAGCTTGTCTTCAAGCTCCTCGCGGGTCAAGGATACGACCTCCAGGCCCTTGCCTTGGCAAATGCCCGGTCAACCTCGGCGGCCGTCTTGCACTCCTCCAGCGCGCCCATGACGAACGCGGCCAGCCGCTCGCTGATGGCCTCCGACTTGAATACTGCCGCCGGCGACTTGCCATCCTTCAGGCGGCGCAGCGCCTTCTTGCGCCACTTGCCCAGCTCCTCCTCTGCCGGCTCCTCCGGCTTCTCGGGCTGCCTGCCGCCTTGCTGGCCGCCCGCTTCCTTGGGAACGAACGGCAGCAGTTGGTCGGGGATCGGCGCGGGCTCTGGCACGTCGCCCTCGTCGTAGCCAAGCTCCAGGGCCGCAACCTCGGGCTTCAGGATGTTCTTCTCCACCAGCAGCGCAAGCCGCTCGGCGTGCTTGCCCTCGTCCTCCTGCATCACCGGGAGTTCAGACCACTCCCACTCGAACCTGTCGTCGCCCAACCACGCCGCAATGTCGGCGTTCAGCACCTGGGCAATGTACTCGCCCCGCGGCATGACGGCCTCGGTATACAGGCTGGCCCGCTGCTCCCGCGCGGCGGCATAGTTGGCCGCCTCCCACGCCCCGACCACCGCGGGCGGCACGCCCAGCGTGGCGCAGATGGACTTGCGAGCCTCGTCGTGGATGTCCTTTAGCGCCAGTTTCTCGGGCGCGTAGCCCATCTCTTTCGGCTCTGCCTTGCCACCCACGAAGGCCGTCCCGCCCCGCACGCCCTTGCGCCCGTACATCTGCTTCCAGATGGCGGCCATGCGGTTCAACTCGGACTGGTCAGTGGTGTCCGCCGACATGATGTAGGCGGGCATGGCATGGTTGTCGAAGAAGTCCGCCAGGTGGCTGCTGGCCGCGGCGTCCACGTTGACCGCCTGCCGGCAGATCTCCAGCGGCGACAGCCCCTCGATGTCATCGCCGGGGTTGTATGACCGGAAGTACGCCACCTCATCTAGCGCCAGCGTGCGGGTGCCGTTGTAGCGGAAGCCGGCCAGCACGCCGCTGGGCCGCAGCAGCTCCACCCGCTTCGGGTTGAGACGTTGTAGAAACGG